TGCACTCCTCTAAGGTGTGTATGGTATCTGTGACCCCTGATGCTGAGAAGCACATGGGATATGTTGCTCGTGTGAGTAACCCAAACAACCAGGACAACCCTGAGGTTGCTGGTCTACTGAAGTATTGCATCAAGCATGGGCACTGGAGTGTCTTTGAGCAAGCATTCATGACGCTTGAGATCAACACTACCAGGGGACTGGCAGCTCAGATCCTGAGGCATAGATCTTTCACCTATCAAGAGTTCTCACAACGCTATGCAGATACTAATCTGCTGAGTGAAATGATTGAGGTGCCTGATCTACGACTGCAAGACACTAAGAATCGTCAGAATAGTATTGACGCTGTAGATGTAGAGCAGAAAGCATTCTTACAGGGACGCATCCATCAATACTTTATTGAGGGAATGGATCTCTACAATGAATTACTGCGTGAAGGTATTGCAAAGGAGTGTGCTCGTTTTGTGCTCCCCCTTGCCGCACCCACCAGAATTTTCATGACTGGCTCTGTGCGTTCATGGATCCATTACATCCAACTGAGGTCTTCTAATGGCACTCAGCAGGAGCACATGGACATCGCTCAACTGTGTCAGAATCATTTCATCTGTCAGTTTCCTACTATCTCTAAGGCACTGGACTGGTGTCCTGAGCAGGACTGTGGATGTAATGATGATGATCAATACTGGCAAGACATACAACCCTGTTTGAGGATTGACTAATGAGTTTCAAACTAATCAGATACATGATTACCTATTCGCTACCCGCTACAGGTAATCGTCGTCACCATAAGATCGTTGAAGCACGGTCGCAGTCTGAATCAAAGCAACTCTTTGAGTCAGATATACCTACCGCTAAGTATATTAGCAGTCAAGTTATGCCCCAAAGCAGGAGTCTGTAATGCCTACATACAATGTAAAGAATCTTAAGACAGGCGAGAAACAAGAATTCTCTATGTCAATGGTCAACTATGATCAGTGGCGTAAAGATAATCCCGACTGGGATAAGGACTGGCAAGCAGGTATCGGTGGGGTAACCTACGGAGAACCTAAGCAGTCCGATGGTTTCAAAGAGGTTATGCAGAAGATGCAAGCCGACCACCCCGTAGCAAACTTGTCCCGTTACACCTAACCAACACCCTCTATGCCAACATCTGTTAAGTCCAAGACACGCCGTCGCTCCATGAAACTGGAGACACTCACAGCAAAGCAAATGAGAAGAAAGAAACCTATTAATCTTGAGCATCTCAAGCAGATTAATCCACTCACAGACAATCAAGAAACTATCTTCAACTCTTTTGCTGAAGGTAAAAACCTAGTCCTGCATGGTGCCGCTGGCACAGGCAAGACTTTTATTAGTCTTTACTTAGCATTGCGTGAGGTCCTGGACCCAGAGACTCCATACGAGAAGGTCTACATGGTCCGATCACTGGTGCCTACGAGAGAGATTGGTTTCTTGCCAGGTGATCACGAGGACAAAGCAAACCTATACCAGATACCATACAAGAATATGGTGAAGTATATGTTTGAGATGCCAGATGACAATGCGTTTGAAGCACTGTATGCTAACCTCAGAGCACAAGAGTCTGTCTCGTTCTGGTCTACCTCATTCATTCGTGGCGTGACACTTGACAGGTGCATTATAATAGTGGATGAGTTTAGTAATCTCAACTTCCATGAGCTTGATTCCATTATCACTCGTGTTGGTGAGGATGCTAAGATCATCTTCTCTGGTGACTACTCCCAGTCTGATCTACTGAAATCTAATGAGCGCAATGGCGTGCTTGACTTCATGAAGATCCTACAATCTATGCCATCCTTCGACTGTGTTGAGTTTGGTATCGAGGACATCGTAAGGTCTGGGTTAGTGAAAGAGTATCTTGTATCTAAAATTAACATGGGAATGTGAATGTCTTTTAATTATGTTGGTCCTGCTTCTCCTCTCACTGAGTTAGAGAGCAGGACTCTTCCTCACGGAAGGTTCTATAAGACCGATAGTGGTTGGATGCCTAGCGTCACAACTGTTGTCTGTCATAATACTAAGGCGGGTATCCTTGCCTGGGAGAAGAGAGTAGGATACACTGAGGCAGAGCGTGTCCGCCGTGCTGCATCGTGGCGTGGCACCCAATACCATACCATCGTGGAGCACTATCTAAACAATGACTTGGAGAAAATTAAAGAAAGCAAAGGTCTTCCCAAGTACCTTTTCGGGTTTGCTCGTAAGGATCTTGATCGTATTTCTAACATTCATTGTATTGAAGCCCCTCTTCATTCTCTTAAGTTGGGTCTTGCTGGTAGGGTTGATTGTATTGCTGAGTTTGATAACTCTCTAGCAATCATTGACTTCAAGACCACAACTAGGATCAAGAAGGAGGAGTATCTTAAGTCATACTTTGTACAGGAAGCAGCATATGCTTACATGTATTACGAGATGACTGGTGTTGAGGTAGACAAACTTGTTACATTATCTGTGGCAGAGGATGGGCAGATGCAAATTGTAGAGAAGTATGATAAGATACCTTATATGGATACCCTAATCAAATGGATCGAAGAGTATCGTTACTATGTCGAGGGACTTAAATGAAAGAGATTGAAGAAAAATTCATGACTCAGGGTAAGTTTACCTCACTCGTAGAAATGCGAGTCAAAGACTCCCAAGGACTCATCAACTACATAGAAGCAGTTGCGTCTGTTTGTGAGGAGTTTGAGATTGAAGTTGAAACTGTCAGTAAACTGATCTCTAAACCACTCAAGGACAAAATCAAATGGGACGCCCAGCAATTAAATTACATTAAACGAACGAGCAAAGCGATCTTGCCCCTATGACTGACAACGAATTTTTCAAGAGCGACGTAGTAAAAGATGAGGTAGAGCAGATTCAGGAGTGCTATACAGAACTCTTGAAGATGTCTGCTGGTCTTAAAGAGTTTGATCCAGAGCAGCGTCTGGAGCATGTAGAGAAAACCCTAGAGTTGATCGCCAAGCAAAAAGTATTTTACTCACGCTTGGCACTAGCATCTCATGGGATGGATCCTACTGATGAGAATGACAATGAAGCGAAGTATGTCAAGGATCGTATTGATCTCTTGTCACAGGAGTATTCTGGTGGATTGAATCTCATGATGATCCTACAGACAATGGAAGACAAACTACAGGCGTGGCGTAAGGAGTTACGTGATGCCAAATCCTAACCAACTGTACGAGGACATGCAGAAACTCGATGACCTATACGAGGAGCTGCTGTGGGGTCCTGATGACGAGTTACAATTCACCCATGACGGTGAGAAGGTCCTGATCATAAACCGCACACAGGCGCTTGACAAACGCTAAATACTATGCCACTATAATACGGTGGCAAATACAAAACACACAACCACAACGGAGAAACACATGTCTTTTGCAAGTCTCAAGAAAAAGTCAGGCACGTTTGATAAGCTGACTCAACAGATTGAGAAGATGTCCAAACCCCAAGGCGCTGGTCCTGATGAGCGACTTTGGAAACCTGGGGTGGACAAGAGCGGTAACGGTTATGCCGTGATCCGTTTCCTCCCTGAGCCTGATGGTGAAGACCTTCCTTGGGCACAGGTGTGGAGCCACGCTTTCCAAGGTCCTGGCGGATGGTATATTGAAAACTCCCTCACCACATTGGGTCAGAAAGATCCTGTTGGTGAATTGAATCGCACACTATGGAATAGTGGTCTCGATGCTGACAAAGAGGTTGCTCGTAAGCAGAAGCGTAAGCTTTCCTACTACAGTAACATCTATGTCGTGAAGGATCAACTGAATCCTCAGAATGAGGGTAAAGTATTCCTGTATAAGTATGGTAAGAAGATCCACGACAAGGTGGTGTCCTCTATGCAACCACAGTTCGAGGATGAGACTCCTGTCAATCCTTTTGACATGTGGCAAGGCGCTGATTTCCGTATCAAGATCCAAACCATTGGTGGATACTGGAATTATGATAAGTCTGACTTCGCTGCACCTGCTACGCTGGGTGGATTTAGTGATGAGCAACTTGAAGATATCTGGAAGTCTCAGCATTCCCTCAAGGAATTCACTGATCCTACAGCATTCAAGCCTTATGAGAAGTTGGAAGAGCGTTTGAATATGGTCCTCAACAGGGGTCGTACTCAGGTCCGCACTCGTGACGAGTCCTTTGAGGATGAGTCTGAGGGTCGTGGCAACTTCAACTCTCCTGACATCATGTCAGTTGCACCACTGTCACAACCTGACACCACACCCAGTGGATTCGGTGCTAAGATTGAAGAGTTAAACAAAGCAGACGATGGTCCTGACCTGGACTACTTCGCTGCACTCGCCAACGACTGATGAAACTACTTGCCCTTCCCCTTCTGCTGCTACTGTCTGCGGCACCCGCCAACGCAATAACCTGGAAGGAATTCTGGGAGCCGTTTGATGGGGATCGGCATTACCATTACCATGATTCACACATCCACAGGGACTATTACAGACCCCGTAGACGCATGTGTGAGGTGCAAGTAACCCGACGTGTTTGGATCCCTGGCTATTGGTTAGGGCATCACCAATACATCGAGGGTAACTAC